GTTGAACTGGATGAAAAACATCTTCTGGGCAAGACAGTTTTGGTTGCTGGCAGGAAGGGGACCGTTACCAAGTTTTTAGGTGATGATTTTGGAAGAGAAATGTATAAAGTCAAATTAGAAGACGGTTCAACAATTGAGGCCTCCTCAACAGAGATGGAGAGTGTAAGCGAAAGTGCTTCAAAGTCTCTAAAGCCTTCCAGCAAATCAGAAAAGAAAAAGGTTAAAGGTCATCAACATGACTGTGCAATCAAAGTGGAACATGCAGATTTTGGTAGAGGAACATGCGTAAAGACACAGCACGCAGAGCCCGATGAGAAGGGAAATGTTGCATGGTATGATGTCCTTTTTGAGCATGGAGTTGAGAGGAAAGTTCCCATTGAGGACTTGAATGTATTACTGAGCGAATACCACTCTCACTAATAAATCAGCCATTTCTGATCACTTATTCATGAATATCAGCCGTTTCACTTATACATATAGGTGAGATGTGCAGAAAATTACAACACCTATTGGTTGCATCAGTGTTTCTAATTCAGGGGTGTTTAAGCCCTCTGACGCCCTCCTCGTCCCCACAAACAGATAAAATTAGTGTCCAAGAAAAAGATACCGCTCCAAATTTTTTAGACGAGTGGTTTGTTCGGACATCCCAAGAGGACGATCCATATCCCTCTGTTTGCAGCCTACATCTAGAAAGTGGTGTTCTTGTAGGAAGTGGAATATTAATCCGCCCAAATGTCGTTCTAACGGCTGGTCATTGTATAGATAACGATGATATCTTTTCAATTGTCATAGGCAATGAAGAGATAATGGTGAAGGAGTTGATCCTACACCCCCGTTACAGCAAAACATTTGGGCGGATACAGGATGATATTGGACTACTCATTCTTGAATGTGACTCCAACTATAAACCAGCAGCAATTGGGTGTGTGGACTGGTTAGAAAGATATCAAGACATCACAACTGTTGGATATTCATTTGGCTATAAAAAATATAGCAAGCCAGATGTATTTAGATATTTTGGAACTGTAATAGAAGAACCAAATTATATGAAATTTCTCCCAAGGCCAGCCTCGATTTGGCCTGGAGATAGTGGTGGTGGTGTTTTTTCTAAATTTAATAATGGAGAAACTTATGTGGTAGGAATTATTAGTAATTATATTGCAATCAAGGCGTTTAATGATAGGATGATGGTATCAGAATGTTCTGCAACTATTATTGTAAAATATTTGGATTGGATAGAAACGGAGATATTGAAAAATGAGATTGAAACGGCTGTTCAGACTTATGAGGATGGAAGGTAGTGTGGGAGAGTGTATTGGAAGTGGGGCTGCTATTATTGCTGGCTTTTTTGTCGGAGTTTTCATCACTAGATTCCTACAGTCGATAATATAACTATATAAAGATAACCTTTGACTTTCATCAAAGGTTATCTACTATGACGGGCTTGAGGTAGCGAAGTTCCCAATGAATGGCGTAACGAAACTGAAACGCCTGCCCGCAAAAAAACGACGACGCCATGAGGCCTCGTCGTTTTTATTTAGTAGGGTTTAATAATGTTAACCAACACTTTCTCCTTCAATATTATGTATAAGGCAATGAGGTTTAAAATACATAGTATGGAGAAGAATTAATATGATCATTGCAGGTATAGATTATAGTTTAACAGGTCCAGCGATCTGTATATACATGAACGAAAAGGATGAAGATCCTTTTAGTTACTATAAGTGCAAGTTTTATTATCTTACCAAGATTGAAAAATATGCAAAGCCCTTTTCACAAAATGTAAAAGGTGAGAGGTTAGTGGATTGGAATCATGATTGTGAAAGATACAGGAGCATTGCGGACTGGGCATGTGAAAAGATTCAAGGGTGTGAATGGATTTCTCTTGAGGGATATTCCTACAATTCAAAGAATAGTAGAGTTTTTAACATAGCAGAAAATACTGGAGTGCTAAAATATAAATTATGGGAAAATGACTATCCAGTTGATATCATATCGCCAGCGGAAGTAAAGAAGTTGGCAACAGGCAAAGGAAATTCTACTAAACTAGACATGCACAGTGCATTCGTAAAAGATACTGGAATTAATTTAAAAAAGATGGTAACGCCCAAGAAAAAGGATTTGGCTAGCCCTGTATCTGATATGGTAGATTCATTTTATATTTGCAAGAGTTTGTACAATAAACTAAGAATGTCTTCTTACTAATGATTATTCCAGTTATTTTTAATTTTGATTTGAGAAATAATAGTTTTTGTTTTTGTATCTGTTAACTTAGATGCAACACCTTCGGGCCCAAAGATTTCTTTGCGTTCCTCAGAAGAAAGGCGGTTTTTCATTGCTTCGACTAATTGAACAATTTCTTTTACTGCTTTCTTGTCGTTTTTCCCGTCTAGCAGCATCCATGCAACTACGCCCAGTGCTGCAAAGAATCCGACGACCAAAACGATAAGACCGATAGTAGCAATTTCTTCAAGGTAGTATTGGCTTGCTGATGCGAACCCAACTGTTAGCACACCTATTGCAAGAACAATACCGCCTAACCTACCGTTTACCCAAAAAGTAAGAAACGCACCACCTACAAGCATACCAAATCCTATTACAAAGAATAGGGTTATGAAACTATGAAGATTTTCGAGTGCTTCTCGTCTAACCTCTCGGTCTGAATGTTCGTATTCTGTGACTAGATCCTCTAGATCTTCTATCTGACCAACGGCTGCTGAAACCCTGTCGTTCGCTTGATCTAAATCTTCTAGAGCCTCTTCTATCCGAACTTGTTCCTTTTCCGCATCGTCCACATGTTCCCTGATATTCCCTGCGGAATTCTCGATGCTGTCTAGAGTCGGGTCGATGTTGTAATTGTGGTTGTCGGGAACTAGTGCGATGTCGTTTAGAATCGATTTCGCCTCGCTGTCGATACTCTCCAGACTTTCTGTGATCTCCCCCGATGCGTTGGTGATCTCGCCGGCTTGTTCCTTCTGCTCTCTCACGCTGTCCACCACGGTTGCCGCGGTGTTCTCTGGCGACCCGTCCATCTCTTGAAGAGTTTCGCATCCTATCGCCATGACGGCTATCAACATCAGTGCCAACATTCTTCCTCCACTCAGTAAACCTCTCGCGGGCTTGCTCTGGTGTGAGTTTGCCTTCTTCGATTGCCATTCTAAGCCGCTGTCCAATGTTTTCTTTTTCATTCTTCACCTCTAAGTTCTGTGCAACGATTGTTGTTGCTAATAATAATGTTGCTAATGTAGCAATTAATATTTTCATCTTATTATCTCCTCATAAGATAAGACATTTCTCCAGTTATTTCGTTCTGTACAATAATTGATTTCTTTGGATACTTGTATGAATATTTTTGTATCTCTATATTATTTATATCTTCCATGTTAAATTTCTTGCACCACCTCTCATACCTAGTTCTTCCGTGGAGACATTTTACATATTCTTCTGGGGTCACTTCAAACACTTCCATTCCAGCAAATTTTTTTCTCTTTCTCTTCTTTTTCACTGGAGGCTCATCTCCTAATCCAGCCACAGCAGAACCACTTGCTTGATTGAGAGGCGCATTCTCCTTCACTCCTTCTTTAAGCGCAAATTCGCCTTGGGTTGTCTTGTTGATCATCTTACCCATCCTTTCTTTTGCACGGAAATCTAACTGCTTCCACTTTTCCCTAGCAAACCTACTAGGAAACCCAGAGGTTTTAAGCAACTCTATCCTCTCTGGCTTGGACAACTTATTCCAATGGATAGACTCCGCTTCTCTTAACTCACCCCAAGACTTCACCTTGTCGGTCTCTTCCCAGGCCTCCTCCGTGAAGGAACTGGCCTTTTCCTTTTTGATATTCCAGAAGGGCCCCGACTAGGAGGAGAAACTTTAGACTTGGCTTTGAGAATCATTCTTTTCCTCTCTAATGGGGCGCTATTGGAATTCTTATTGCAGTTGCTACAAGCCATCGATTATTCATCTTCCTCTTCTTCGACAGCATCTTCTTCCTCTTCTTCTACTTCTTCTTCTACTTCTTCTTCTACTTCTTCTTCTACTTCTTCTTCAACTTCTTCTACAGGTTCAGGAACCTCAGCAACTGCAACTGAAACACTTCCAGTCCAGGCCCATGCACCACCATCACTTACAAATTCCCCACCGTTCTCGTTTACATATCTCTTTCTCCAACCTCTTCCTACATGATCATTTCTTTGAAAAGTAGAATTTTCTATCGTGCTTGTTCTATAATTTGGCATTGTGCCCCCCTTTTGAATTTAACTGTAGGCTGTTGAATTTTTCATTCAACAGTTCTTTTTTGTAATCTATCCCGTACTCATTAAGTAGGTAACTTTCGAATGCTGTTTCAATTAAATTAGCGTCGGCGCCAACTTTTTCTGCCTCTTCTTTGATCAAGACAAGTGCTGTCGCAAGAGATGCTAACTTAGTTTTTCCGAATGGAAGTTTTCCTAACAGTTTCTTAATATTCCAGACCAGCCTAGTAAATATATTACTTGCTAGTTTCTCTTCACTAGTTTTTAAATCTCTTTGCTTTTTGAGATATTTACCATCTTTGTCAATGATGCCTAGTTTGAAAGCATTTGTGCTTTCAAAAGGTAGCACTAGCAGTTTTAAAAATTTAAAGATTACAAATGCGTTGACTAGCCTGTTCATTTTATGTTTCTTTCAACCTCTTTACTATCCTGATATCAACTGGAATCTTTTCTATGTCTGCTTCGGGAATTTCATGACTTAATTCTGGTAGGTATTCTAAAAATAAGAGGAAAGACTTGAGATAAGAATGTAAGTTTTCTTCAATCTTATAGAAGAGCATCCTACAGGTCGGTATTGGTCCAAATACATTTCCTAATATAATTATGTGATTTAGTATGAGTCTTTCTTTTAGCACTCCCTTTTTATCAAACCTACCCAACAATCTTTTTATGTACTTAATTCTGCTAATATCTTCTTGGAATTCTTCTATGCCTTCACACTGAGGGTTACTGTAATGCCTCATGACATATAATAAAAAATTCTTTTCGTTGAGAACATATTTTTCTTTCATGATATACAGCACAAATAGATTTCACCTTTACTCAGCGCCTTCTTCTTCTGTTGGCACAATTTTTGCTTGAACGCGATACATACCACTCTCTGCAATCACTATGTCTGCCTGTAAAGAAAAATTCATTCCTGGCACACCGTTGTCTCTATAGAACCCTTGCGTCATTAAATTATGTTCTGGTGTGGTTCCAAAAGAACCTCCCTGCCTAGTCACTGTAAATTCGTAATGCCCCTCTCCAATAGCAGACTGCCCGTTTGGCGCTAAATCAAAATCAATACCAGAAATGTTTAGCCTTGCTCGAAGGTGGTTGAAGGCACTTCTTACATCAATAAAATCTCGATCCATAAATTTTGTAACATACGCATTGATTCGTGCTAGTTGTTCTGGTCTCTCAATATACATCGTGCCTTCAGCATCGTCTAAGGCAGAGTTACCAGAGCCAAGGCTACCCCAAGTGTTGTAATCTTCAAGCACAGTTTTTAATTCTTTGAATGTTCTCATCTAAGTGTTCTCCTTTTGGTCCTTATTATTTATACAGAATTTTCTTTGAAAGGCCTTAATTGCTGTTGAAGTTGAACTTCAATATGAGTTCTGGCGTTTTCCATCTCTTCCCCTACAACATTTTCGTCTATTAAATCTACTTTATTCCAACTACACCACTGAATCATAACATATCCTACTATTTCCTTTTTCTTCCGAATAGGCAACATGCTAAAAGCAATAACATTGCTATTTTGCATATACTGCTTAGAATATGTATCTGACATCGAATCTACAATATGAATAGCAGCCTTATCTTCTTTTAACAAATTCAATTTATATAAAAACATGGTTATCAGCATATCTTTTTTCTGATCACCTTCTCCGATTGTCCCTATGTTTAATGATTCATGAGTTAAACTGAATTTTTTCATAGAAACACCATCTAAAAATTCTCCGCTATTATGAAATTGTACTATTTGTGATCTTGCACAGTCAGTTCTCACTCTCAACTCAGTTAAAGTTTCGTGTAGTCTTGTGTGAATTTCCCATCGAAAACTTTTTGGGTAATCAAGATTTGTGTTAAAATTCTTTTTTACCCTTCTTCTAATGAGAGGTATAAGAACAGTTATAACACCCGCTGCTATAGCCGCTATGGTCATTCCTATTTCTAACCATGAACCTACAATGTCAATGTCGCCATCCATTACTTGCTAGCAAACCTCTTTTTAAACCTGTTGTTTATTTTTGCATATTTCTGACCAGGAGTCTCATCTGCATATTTTTTAAGTAGCGCCTCAGTACCTTGATCTCCAGCGCCATGCTCTTCTTTTCTTAATTGCTTTCGAAGAGCGTCTACTCTCGACCTTGATGCTTTTATCTTTGCTTCTGCTTCTTGCCTCTTTTTTCTTGCGGATTCTCTTTGCTTTTCAAGGCTTTTTACAGTTTCTCCTGCCCCAGAGGTTTCTTTCGCCTTTTTAAGTTTGACTTTAACATCTGCCATCTTGGATTTTATTCCTTCGGTTTCTCTTTTTGTTTGCGCTTTTGCCTTTGCCACAGCAGCACCCTTGTATGTTTTACGCCATTCTCCACCCTCTTTGACGCTTGATGGTTGACCTGGCGTTTTGCCCTTTAATTTTTGAATTCTCTCTTTTTCTGCTGTTTTAATTTTAGGAAGAAGTTTTCTTGCAATTTTCTTGATTGCTTTTGCTTTTTTCTCTACCCGCCTGTCAACCTGTGCCTTTGCTGTTAGAGATAATTTATTCCAATTGGCGCTCTTTCCAATTAACTTTTTGCGGAGTAACATCTTTGCTGCTTTCTCTGCTTTTGCTTTTAATTGCTCAGGCTTCTTTCTGAACTTTTCTCTTCTTTTTCGAGTCTTCGCTCGTTTCTTTGCAGTTCTTTTTGCCACCCTTGCCATTTTCCGCCTTGCCTGTATAGAAACTGCTCTTTCTTCTAGATTCCTGACTTCGGCAATAAATTCTTTAAACTCATCATAATTAAACCATGATTCTTTCATATGATTTTTAATCCCCATTCCTTTTTGAACCAATTTAAACATATTTGTCACATCAGCGTCCCTCAGTGTCAATGGGGCGCCCATTTTGAATGCATTGAAGTCTCCCCTTTTCGCAGCATCTCGCATCTTGGATGCAGACATGCCTTTTGCTCCTTCTTCATCAGGGTCTCGATCACCTGCTGATATAACATTAAACGATTTGAAATTATAATCTTTTAAATATTTGGAGATGAGATTTTTAAACTCCATTACTCTATCAGAGCCTACTACAAGAGTTATCTCTTCGTAACCCTTTTTATTCAAGTATTCAAGAGTATGGAATATTGTTTTAATTTTGGTGTCTGTAACCACAGAGACACCCTTAAAGGCTTTTCTCATTAGTTGAGTTTTGTCTTTGTACTGTAGGGGATTTCTTTTTTTGTCTTGAGATGCGCCAGTAAAGATGAAAGTTTCGGCTTTTCTCTGTCGAGAGAATTCACGAACCTTTTTCACAAGAAGCATGTGCCCAATTGTGGGGGGATTGAATCTTCCAAATGTTAGTATTGCATTTTTCATTGAACAAACCCCCTTTTCTGCTTTATATGTATATAAAAGAAGGAGGCTATTCCTAAAAATAGCCTCCCTTGCCACTGGTTCAGTGTATAAATAATTTTATATCGCTCTAGTTTTGGATCACCTCCTGTTTCTATGGCTTGATAAAATTTCCACTGGAACCAGTGGACGGTCTATCAACTCCAAGGAAACTTATCCTTTAGCCAGTTCCAAAGGGGCCCGCCGATCAGTGCGCCTGCCGCAAACACCACCACGGTATAAAAAATTGTTCCCAATGCACTCTGTAAAAGTCCCATATCAATCTCCTTTTCTGGCTTTGTATCCCTTGTGGTGATTTCTATCACCCTTTAATACTCTATATACGGCTGCATCATCCAGCCCGTGATCTCTACAATATTTAGACAAATTGGTTATTTCGTCCTCTTCCCCGTCAGGCCTAACCATCACAATTGTTCTTTTGCTCTTTGGTTCGGGTTCTGGTGTAGGCTCTGGCTCTGGCTTGGGTTCGCTCCACTTCCACTCCCATCTGGAAAGTTGTATAAATTCTCCCCCAAAAGATTCCACAAATTTTTTCCTGTAGATTTTTGATTTGCTATCATCATTTAGCCTAGTCCAGGTCCTGCTATGTTTTTTATTCGCATCTTCTTTGTTCATTTTCAGCATGATGTTTTATCCTTTCACCCAATTTTTAGCCGCTGTAAAATTAATCTTAGAAAATTCTAATCGGTCAACAAGTTTGACAGCGGAACCAATCTCGTCGCTCGCAACAAATCCTTCGTCACCAGTTACTCTATATCCAGTTGAAGTTTTTATAAATGTTCTCAGTGACTGTACTTCTTGTAATTTTTTTACAAGGAAAACAACGCACTCTTGGATGGTAGAATTTGCTGCGAAGACTCGATCAATATCCTTAGATTTGGCTTTCAAAAACGAAACCATCTTTTTTTGTGCTAATCTTCCTCGCGCTCTACCTTTCTCTGTTTTAAGAGAACTGAGTTTCTTTTCCAATTTATCATTCACGAAATTTGTGAATTCTTTTGCAGAAAAAGAGTAGTCCCCTTCACGAACTCTAGAATTCGTGTAAATATTTATCTGTTCGGACACTTTGGGATTTCCCTTTAGCATATTTGAACCCGCCGCTGCGCCCTTGGCAGCAGATTTTGCCTTGGCTAATAACTTTTCCATTTTTTTATATTCTGCTTCTGTGAATGTGGCTTTACCTGCGGTATCCTTGTATCCAGCATCCTGAGCCCAAACAGCAGAAGAACTTCCAAAGTCAGAACTGCTCACATTAAATGAGGCCTTCAATTTACTCATTGCTTTTCCCGTATATTTGGTATGGAATATAATTCCTATTTTTACTCGGTTTATTTTATTTGCAAGATCACTTTTTTCTTGCGCACCATAGGTTATAGTGTTGGGGGTAAATACCAGATATGGTTCACCGTCCATTTTTTTCTTTGACACATCACCCTTTCCAAAAAGGAAATCACCCTGCAATATCCCCTTTATTCGAAGTTTAGGCAGGTACTGTAGCGCCTCCTTGAGTTTTTCAGCGAGGCCTCCTGAATGATTTTTATCAATGTCTGCTTTTGTGTAATTTATTTTGGGATTTTCTTTATTAAATACGCTTTTGGTTCCTACAAAGAATTTACCATTCTCTGGATCTGTTCCACATATTATTGCAGGTGCGCCATCCCACTTTCTGGTGAGGTTCAATTTTGATGAAGAAGAACCTCTTAGCATTTCAGTGAGTGCCTCCAGAAATGCGATTGCTTCTGCTATTCTTTCTTTTCCTTCAAAAGACAGATCTGCTGCATGGGTGAGGTGTACATTTTTTCCTTCGGTAATATATTGATTTATCTCTTTTAGTTTTATTTTTTTCTTTTTTACTTTATTCCACAGCGCAACCAATTCACGGGTGTTTGCTACCCCTCTCTGCTTTAGTTTTAATTTCCCTTTTATCATTGCATCAATTGCAGAAGCAAGAAAAGATATGGGATCATCATGTTTGTTTATGAGATCCATCAGCGCCGCTTCTGAGATATATCTATTGAACGATTTCACGATTGATAAAATTACCCTCTTGTCGCTCTCAGAAGTTTCTCAATTTGTAGATCGCATTGAGTTACCCTCTGAGATCCTGGCCAGTACAGATAATCTTTAGTTTTATTCTTTTTAAGGTTTATGAGTAGGGGCAACACGACTCGCTCGACTTCTTCCATCTTGACAGCCACCAGTTCATCGTATTGCTCTTTAACTGCTGTAGTGCCTTCGCATGTAGAATTCATCTCTAGCACTAAATCTAATTTATCTTTAATTGCTTGTATCTCATCTGAGGTGGGCGCATCTGTGTCGCCGCCCATCAAATTTCCTAATTCGTCTGCGTCTACCGTGGTGAACCCAAAATCAAAATCATCACCCAAGTATTCTTCTGGTATATCGTGGTTTGTCATTTTTGTCTCCTGTTTGGTATACTATGTATGAAATTATAAATACTTTAGAGGACACCCCATGGCAGCATTAACCCTTACAGAGTTGAAAAAAAGGGCAGGGAGGATAGAAACCCTGGTCAGGCTGTTTCATGAAGGCCACAAGTTTGAGATGGACAAAAGTATAAAGAAATTTAAAATGACTGCCATAGTTTTAGAATCTATAACATATGGTAAGTTTGACATAAAAACAAAATCGCAGAGAACAAGGTTGATAAATCGAATTAGAACTTACAGAGGTAGATTATTTTACAGTGGGTTTGTTGGTTTTTCACGGACAGAAGAAGATATATCAGCAGGGTTGTTAAAAAAGTCAGCAGAATTTGGCGGTGGCGGCGCAGTAAAAAAGACGGGGGCTGGAGGGTCGGAGTCTCTTGCTGTGAGGGCAGAAACTTTGATTGAAGATGGAACACTGGAGAAAATTAAATTTGCTGGTCAAGATGTGGAGTGTAGAACTTTTTCCGATGTTGATCAATTAAAAAAATCTATGATCAATGGGTTAAAGAAAAATCCAAAGATGCCCAAATACATAATAGAAGATTTTGAAAAATATTTGTGTCCCAATTGCAGGAAATTTGATGAAATTGAGTGGAACGAATCTATACCAGATAACGAAATGAATCAGTTGGGAAAATATGGAGGCGAAGTTATAACTGGTTTGATCGCCCTTGGCGGACCCAGAACATCTTTCCATCCTAATATCCTGAAGACAAGCAAGATAGAAAAATTTTGCGTTCCAACCGATCCCGCATTTACTGGTGTAGATGTATTTTGCTTAATGAAAAATGGTGAGATAGTTCCTATATCTAACAAATATGGTAAAGGGGCAGCAGCCTCCTTTTTTGTAAATGTTTTGCCAAAATGCATGAAAAGTTTTCGCAGCATACGGCCTGGTCCGTTGAGAGATTTTACTAGAGTAGCATTAAGAATGTCCACCCCAAAACAGATGGAGAGGAGAGGCGCTCCATCAAAAGAAATTTTGTATGAGCATGGAGTTAGAAACATGTTGAAGTTGGACGAATCTGATGTGAAAGATCCATACGAGGTATACGAATTGATAAGAAATAAAAAATCAAGCAAAGAGGTAAGAAAAGTAACAGAGGCTATTAAGAAATATAGTGGGGTAGATGATGTAGTTATCAAAAACTTGCCAAATTCTGTAACTGCATTTTTCTGTAGAGAAGTAGCAAAAGACTTGAACAAGAACTCTAAAGCAATGAAGGATCTCAAAGAGATCCTCGCGGGTAAGAATTATTGGCAAGCAAATTTAGATATACGCGATTGGTTCGATGGAAAAATAAACTACAGACTGGTAAACAGCGGAAATGTTGAACTTAAAATAATAGGCTCAAAGGCTCCCACAACAGACATTACCGCGAAGCAAGGTTTAATTAACTACTTTATGTCTCTCCCGTGATTCTGAATTGTTATGGTAATTCTCGATAACGGAAAGCAATTTCTTTACATGATTCATAGGATTGCCTTCAAACACCTGAGTAATACCATCATCTGTTGTAAGCAGAATCACAAAGTTATCAACGGGTATGCCTGTTCTCTCTTGCCATGCAATTGCATACGCAGTGGCTTGTAGAAAATAATTCTCAATCTCTCTCTTCTTCTTGGGCCGTGTGCTGCCCTTGAAGTCAATGACGGACAACCTGCCTTTGTATTCAGCCACACAATCTACACGGCCGGCCAGCAGCATCGCCTCACTCCAAAGTGGCACTTCTATCGCGTGGATGTTATCTATGTTGTTCAGTTCTGGCTGAATTTGCTTGAATAGTTCAAGCGTTGTTATTTTGTTTGGGTCTAGTTCGTTGTTAAGGTAATCTTCAATGGTGCTGTGCAGGTGGTTGCCTCTTGCAAGGACACGCTTTGCCTCCTGCGGATTATCCCTCCGCCACTTTGCAAAGAACCTGCGCTTCTCCCAACCAGTCACAGTAGTAACGCTTGGCAATTTTCCAACTGGTGAGACATACCACCTGTTGCTGCCTTCGCTCAAGGTCTCAAGTTCATCTATCGACCATGTTTTATCTACATGTGTAAAGTTCTTCTGCTTCATTATGAATATTATATCTCACAAATTTCAATTGTCAACTGTTTGATTGACCACAACAGTTGCTGTAATCATCGTTGGCTTGCTGCCTAAACGCATCATCCCTAAAATCAACATTGATTGCCTTATTCCCCATGTCACTAACATTTGTCACGCCAGCATTGTGGCTCATTTGCCTGACAAATCTGCTCAGGTCTTCCGAATTTTCAAACTGGTATGTATTTGAATATGTTGGGTTGTTCACGGGCCCGCCCGCACCAAAACCCCTACCCATACTGGGATTTACAAAACTATTTTCCATTTCTGACTCCTTTAACTTTTAAGCCCATACACATTAAATCCCTTCACATCACCCAGGCCTCTAATTTGCATAGTAACAATTTCTCTGTTGTTAGAGAGGCCTAAACCGCCGCTGCCAAAGGTTTGACCGCTTATTACAATAGTAGGTCCAGTGCCTCCTGTAAATGGTCTGCCATTACCACCTCGCCTGATATCCGCACCCCATGTTAACAATTCTGCGAATGCATTGTCGCCTCCAACAATATGGTTTTCAGTATTCTGAATATGCTCTGGAGCAAATTTCATTGCAGTAGTTGTGGGATGGGTATCTGCTGTTGGACCAAATCCACCATCAAACACTACTGCTGTTTGCCCTCGTTCACCTGCAACTGCTTGATGAATTCTCATTACACCACGATTTCCAAGTCCAGAAGCGCCAGCACTGTTAAATACCGAAACTCTAAATCTTGGGTCACCACCAGTAGTTCCATGGCCTTTGCCAGCCAACTCAATTGCAGCCTTTAAGTTTTCTGCTCCCACCAGTGCGTTTGCGCCACGATGAACTTGAAGAGGAGCAGTTGCTCCAGCAGTTGTCTTTCCATTCTGTGGTCCAGTTGCAGAAACAGCATTTGTGCCATGCGTCACAAACATATATTGCTTAGTTAAGCCATCACTGCTTATAAGTTTGATTCCGCCCTGTGGCACATTCACTAGAGTAAATTCTATGAAAGCGACATTGCCTTCAATCATAACAGCATCGTGCAGATCCACTCGATGGGTGTGTGGGTATAAGTATTTTACTTCTACATAATTTGGATTAGTTGCCATGCTGATCTCCTGATGGTTTCTATCTTATATATATACTTTTTACTGTGGCCCAAGTTTGCCACCGCTATTATTACTAGCACGATCAAACTGATTATGATATTTGCTAGGTGTACCGTACTTCATCTTGTCCATGAGCCTGCTCCAATCACCGCCAGTCTTTTTGTCTGGAGTGACATTCATATCTACACCCATAGTAGTCATCGAAATTTTCTGGTATATCCCTTTCTCACCACACCCTGGGCATGGTTTTTTTGCTGGGCCGCTTCTCTTGCTTACTGATAACAATTCTTCGAACTCATGTTCACATTTTTTACATTTATATGCATATACTGGCATAATTAATTTTCCTCATTTATCTATTTTTGTAATCCACCTAACATACATGTCTACTGCGGTTTGATTTCCTTCGAATGTGTCCCATCCAGCGGGAGAATTTTCTTCTTTTGTTTTCTTTTTATTTTCTTCTTCAACGATAGCATTCTGGAGTTGCTTTTCTACCAGTTGCTTATCTTCGAAATATTGGTTAAATGATTTCATGTCGTTGGCCACTTGTCGAATTTCTTATCCCAAGGCCCATGATGCCCTGCTCTTACAAAAGTTTGTGTTGCTTTTGTTGGAGTGTATTTTACTACATCTTGTGGGTCGAGCAACTTATAATATTTATTTAATGCGATTCCTTTCTCTCCTGAATGCACATCATATATTTTACCCTTATCTTCTATCCATGCATGGGGGAATGTCTGTCCCTTTATATTTGTGACTATCCCATGCACCACTTTATGCTTTCCGCCTTTATGGTGTTCTACATTCCAATCATTTGCCCACTTAAAACACATACCGCATACAGCCATCTTTTCCTCACGAAATTGTGCCATTGTCCTACCAATTTCTGTTCGCCCTTTACCTGACTCTCTCCCTGTTTTGAGGTATTCCCCCCAATCATATATATTGTTGATATCAAATTGTTGTCGATCATGCTCGTCGCTGATCTCCATAAAGTCAAAGGGTTCAGGGAAAAGAGATTTTTCACCATATTTCTTGTCTATTAACTTCGCTACTTTGTGATTATTTTTTAGTAAACCTTCAAGGCTATGCATCCCACCTCCAAGTACCACTTTGACCCATCCCTTACTGAATAAGTATTGATATATTGCTTTATTTACATCATCTCTCCCTGCAAGGAGTGCATCATAGACCCTCTGTGCAGGTTGTTGTACTGCCACGGATTGAAGGTTTATACCTTTTGCTATGATTTCTTTAATCTTCTTCTCAGTCAATCCATACTTTTTTGGATCTTTGACAACACCTTCAACATGATAAGGTCTGAGGTTCTTGCTGTGTGGCCATATGTTCCATTTGCCAGATTTGTGTATCCACCCTTTAGACCTAGGCATTTTTTTTGCTTCCGCTATGTAATGCTCAAATGATTTCATTTAAAATATTACCATGTTTGCATTTTTTGGAGGAGCCTTGGATATAACGACACGCCTATTCATTTCTCTCTTTTGCTTTTTTGCCCATTCGTTACGACCAGCCGTGCCATATTTTTCTTCATTCCATTTCATTTTACCTGTTTTTGGATCTTTAATTTCAACATCTTCTGGTGTCACAAAGAGTGAAGGGTATCCTCGTCTGTCTTTTGCACGGAGGTCAAGCCTTTGGTGTTGCCTTCTTTTTCTTATTCTATAATGAATGTCATATTCTTTAGCATATGTCTTAGCCCATGTCAGTTTTCCATTGATCCTTAATTCTTGTTTCTTTTCGTCCCAACTTTCTGCTTTTACATCCATAGGTCCAACATACATGTAGTGAATCGGTCCACCCATTGCTGGCGTCCCAACAAGAATCTTCTCTTTGTTTTCTACACTCACTTTGGCATACAAGTCAACCGCATAATCTCCTTCCTTGTATTTCCCTTTATACCACTTCGCAGCCGCATTAAACATTTTTTTGACTATGCCAGGGACAATAACTTCTAATCCCTCAACACCACCACCCGCTACAGAAGGGGCGGCTTCTCCCTTGTTAGAAAGATTTACTTTTCGCCCATTTGCTTGAATAATTTGAACATCAGTGTAAGGTTCATGTCCTGTAGACACCCTTCCAGTAAACTTTTTTGCATCGACAACATTCTTAATCTTTTTTCCATCTTTGGAGAGGAGAGTGAATGGCTTATTGCCATTTTTCTTGAAGTGCATTCGAACAATTTTGACAAGCGCATTTTCTTGGCGCTCAAATCTCTGACCTGCTTCTGCGATGTATCGTTTGAATGATTTCATTGCCTCATCTCCCCCCCTTGGATAAAATCATTTTCAAAAAATACATAATAATAATAAGGATTGCCTGTCCACTCTGCGGGGTCTAGATATAAATCTGGATCCCAAATTCGTCTTGCCGAACATCGTAAAGGCATTAATTCTCCAAAGGGATCATCATAATTTCCATCTACTAAGGTTACATCTTCTAAAATTAACATGTTTCTGTTTCCACCACCCCACGGTGGCGTAGGGTCATCTTGAACATATGCATATTCATATTCATATTTAAGCCAACTACTAGTAGAATGTCCAACATTCACAGGATATATTTTTATTACCCCTGGCCCCGAATCCGCAACATAATGATAATAACTATAACCTCCTCCATCCCATCCAAAATTTCTTCCACACCCACCATCTGGTATGGTGTTGGGATATCCGTATTGACCACCATCACTTGATTCTATTCCGTTTATTTCTATTCTGTGTACTCCACCAAGAACAGGTTCATCCCACACACAATCAGCAGTTTGATCCCACCTGAATTGTATCCAGCCTGGAATCCCTGACAAGGGTTGTGGATTAGGACCAGTGTGGGGGGTGCAGGCTGGTGGATCTGCTGTACATGATATTTTGTAAACACCTGCATATGCGTGCATTATTTCATGTGGGGTTGTAGGAGGGGCCCCCTTCCAATCGTTACACAAGCCAGGGTGTCCAGGCGGTAGTGCTTTGTTATTATTTACAGGATAAATTATGGGGCTACCTTTAGCACCAATATTAGAATTATCATTACTGATAGAAATAAATGAGGCAATATAACACATTACAAGTATCGTAAATGTCCAAGCAATCTTAGGGGTGTATTGTTTAAATGATTTCATGGCTTGAAACCTTTTCTGTACAGATGCATTACTTTCTGTTTTCCCCCACCAACATCCGTATCATATTGTTTACCCCCATAGGTATATCCCAACTTGGGTGCGAATCGCTTTACCAATTTTTCATATAACTTGAGTCTGCTTCCGACCACATAACTATAACCTACCAACTTCTTTTCCCCATAAACTCTTATAAGATCTGGTTTATTCTTCTTAACATACTTCTTCACAATATCCAACACAGTGGCAAAGATTCTCAGTTCATTGCCTCCACCAGTTATTTCACCACTCATCTCCCCACCCTCCTCATCGGGCACATCTATAGCAAAGTGCATCTCCAT